CAAAAATCCTCCAGCATTGCCATGTACTTTTTGTCATCACGGATCTCTCCTGTAGAAGCGTCGTATACAAGTTTGTTACGATATCTCATCATCACATCACGGAGATATTGCTCTGCCTTTACTTTCGGTAGATTTCCAACATCGATATAAAAGATTCTTCTTTCTGGAGCACGAGATAGTCTGTAGATAACTAGACTATCCTCAATCATTCTAAGTTGATTGAGTGACTTAATTGCTTTGTGTAGATATGATAGTGTATTTCCTTTATTTCTATCTACTAATCCTGAAGTACAATATGTAATCGAATCTTTGGTCATTTTAATACCAGTATTCGATCCTAAATCCTTAACATTACCAGTAGGATATGTTAATTTTGGATTATAGATGTAATATTCCTCTATTTCAGGCCACTCATAATCCATTGGATTATCATTGACTAGAGGATTTCTATTCTTATACTTATCATTACCAGCCGATTTCTTATTCTGACGAACATATCTCATCTTCATTGCATCAATATAACGCAACTCTTGAATACCATCTTCAGGTTTCTTTAAATCAATTACCTTATGATAATATATTCTACCGTCTACATACCAGTTTCTATAAATTTCATGTGCCTTTTTATCAAAATCTAAAAGATCTTTAATAAATTTAAATTCATCTCTAATTTTAGTCTTAATACCATCACTTGCATTTAAATTATCAAGGTCAATCTGGACTGGACTATCATTAAGATCAGAAACAATTGCTTCATTTACAATATCTTCAATAGCACTATCACACTCTGGGTGCAATGCCATTTCACGATATCTTTTAATTAATTCAAATTCAGTTCGATAAATTCCCTCCAAGTCAACATAAGACCCAAAAAAACCACTACTCATAGACCAGTCAACCCCGTCCTCGTTATTTTCGGGGACAGGGGAAACTGTGGTCGGAGATAGCGGTTCAGTGTCCTCAATAGAGAACCCAAATAACTTAGCCATGATTTAAGGAAACTTTCTTCTACTCTTCTATTTATAAGGGGTTTAGAACCCCTTATATTTATCCGTCGCTATTTAATCTAGAGTAAGACTGAACACAGAATTCAACAGTGAATTCTTCAATCTGGTCGCTGTTATCCATTGATAAATCAATAGCAGAGATATTCGTTGGCCAAATATCTTGGAATTGGTATCTTGCTAATGCAGCTACTGTACCATCAGCACCACCATATTGAGCACCACCACCACTATTTTCACTTCCTTTTCTACTTGTAGTAGTACTACCTGTCTTACCTTTACCTAATTGGTAAACGTCAGCATTTCTCATATATGATTGTGGGTTGGTTGCACCTAGATTATTTTCTAATCTAGAAATAACTTGCATCCACTCTTCAAAAGCATTTCTTATGGCAAAGTTTTCATCATTGATTACTGTAATGCTCCAGTTTTCAATTGTTCTGTCTCCAGCAACTTTAAAGATTCTTCCTCTGAAAGGAACATCTATATTTGCTATATTTGAAGCAGGTAAAGATGATGCTTTACACATGAACTTAAAGTTCTCTGCACTCCAAGGTGCATTTCCTGCCATTGAAGACTCTGTAAATACAACCTCAAAGAGATTGGGTCTTGCACCGCCACCCAGTAACGAAGATTTAAAATCCGATACTGTGCGATTTTCTCTGTTTGCTAGGGCCATTAGTAGGTATCCTCCTGTGTTATTTAGAAATTAGAATTAAACTCGACCTGCTACTTCCTCGAAACTAACGCCTGTGCGTGTAGCAACGAAAGTAAGAGTAACATAGTTGATTGACTTCGCAGGCTTCAGGAAGATGTCTGCTCGGAATTCATTATTATCAATAACATCAGGTGTGTTGTTTGTGGTATCACAAATAACTAGGAATCCGTAGAGTCCTCTCTTTGCCTGAACATCACGAAGGTATGGTTCAACAATATTCTTAAAGTTTGCTCTTGTTAACTCGTCATTGAGTTCAAAGAGTTGTGCTTCTGCTGCACTCTGTAATGCTTGCTCGATTGTAAGGAACAAACGACGAACGTTAATTCTATCAAACGCAGATGCATATCCTAGAGCAGTCTTATCACCAAAGAGTAATGTTCCAACTCCAGGTTGGGTAACAATTGAGTTAACTCTTAGTGGATATAGAAGATCTCTCTGTGCCTTATTAGGATTATATGCAAGTTTAATTGCATTATTAATAACACCACGCTGTTGTCCAGCAGGAGAGAACCAAGGATATGAATTTAATGATGTGCGAGCCATTAGACCAGCAACGTCAGCATTAGTTGGAATCCAACGGAACTTGTTGTTGAATCTATCATATGTGTACTTGTATCCACTATCAAATACTGCATAAGATGAAGATGCTAGTGAACTAAAGTAGTTGGTTAGATTTGTTGTCTGAGTATCACTATTTGAAACTCCAACAATGTTTGATCTATGTGGTCCAACAGTTGCCATACAATCCTTTCTTGCATTTGCAATAGAGATTACATAGTTTGCTTTTGCTTGTGAATCACCTTCTGAATCACATCCTGGACCCATAATTAGGTAATCAACTTCTACTTCATCTTCATTAGAGAATAGTCCGTAAGTGGTAATTAAATCACCAAGTGCAGCTTTCTGTCCACCAGCAGCAGAGTAATCAACACCGCCTCCTAATGTATATGTAATATTACCAACTGAAGCAAAGTTAACTCCTTGAGCATTTTGACCCCAGATACCGTCTCCAGCACTAACTTGTGTCCATCCACCTAAAGCAGTGAATCCACCAGCAGCAGGAGCTGTCTTGTTATATTCATCAATACCGCTACCAGGATTACCACCAGCGTATACATTCTCAGAATATAGTGATAGGTAATCTTCGTACCAAATTTTCTGAGGTGAATTTACATCTGACTGAGCATCAAGTGCCTTAGAAAGGAATGTATGCTTCTCAAGAATTGACCCTGTAACTCCTGTTACTTCTCCTAAATCATCAACAACTACTACGTGAGTAGCATCATTCTTACCACTTCTATCAAGAGAATACTTGTTAGTTGTTGGTTTTGATGCAATAGACTTCCAATAAACTGTTGAGTTAGTTAACCCAAGAGTTTGTGCATCGTACCAGTCAGCAGTAGCAGTTACTGCAGTTGCACCAGTACCTACAACAGCACCACTTGCCTTATGGAATACAACATTACCAGTAGCAAATGATGCATATGAAGCACCTTCTGCATAATCGATTGCTGTGGCAGTTCCAGCAGAATCAACTCTTTCTACAACTTTAACTTGTACTGCACTTGAACCTGCAGTAGCACTTGTAGTAACACCAGTAATAATACCTTTGATGTAACCACTAAAGAGTGATGTGCTTCCTGTTCCTGGAAGTACAACATCAGAAATTGCCTGTGTTATACCGTATCCAACAGTAGCACCAAGACCTGCTAAGTTAACACTAGCAAAGTTAAGTGTTTGGTCTGCTAAGTTGTCAATAGTACAAATCTTAAGACTGTTTGCCCAAGTACCAGGAGTCTTTGCAGAGAATACAAAGTTTGTTGCTTCTGTAAAATTGTTTAAATAGTCGTCGTAATTTTTAATCTTAAGTGAAGCAGATGCAGCACCTACACCAGCATTAGCATTCTTAAGTGTAGTGCCATCTGCTCTACCTACTTTAAGAACTCCTCCATATGAAAGATAAGATGCAGCACTCATCCAATAAGCATACTGTGCATCTGTGGAAATTGGCTTACCAAATGTATTGATAAGTTCCTGTTCAGTAGTTATATTCACCAAGTCGTCAACTGGACCTTGTGGGAATGGTCCCGCAATGCCTCCTATGTTGTCTAATACATTATCAGCTCTCCCTACTGTTAAATCAACCTCCCTAGTCAGTACACCAGGAGATAATTGAGGAGTCGCCATGTTTTCTGTCTCCGAATTTCTCAGTTTAACGTGAAATTATTTATTTAAAACTTTATTTTCAGGGGGGTAAAAATGCATGAATCATTCGTGAACACCTTACATATAGTCCCACATATAGTTCATCCCACCACCTTTATCTCCATATTCGTCTGAAAACCATCTATCCCCATCCTTATCTACAAACGATTCCTCACCACTTACACCATCACTTAAAAACCCAAATGGAGCCATATCTTGTTCTATCTGATTCTTTTGCTCTTCATATAATCTCTTTCTTACATCTTGGTCAGTAAGTTCTTTAAAGTAATCTTGAGCAACTAACCAAGCATATATTACCAAACACATAGCAAGGTCATCATTACATCCTTCTTCTGCCTCAAATGAATTACTCTTTTGAATGAATGTGGTTAATTCACTCATGATGTCATAATCAGTAAAAAGAAGTTTATTTTCTTCTATTAATGTTTTTAAATTAAGAGAACCTACCTTCTTAACTGTTTTAGACATCTTAACTCCTAATTGAGTCTTCTTACCTGAGAATCCTTGACCAACAACTTGTCCTGCTCTTCCTCTCATAGAAGTCATAAGGAGATTTTTATACTCCATATCAAAATTCAATATAGATGCTACTTGGTCTCCAACATCATTTACTTCACATAAAACAAATGCATCATTATATTGTGTACCTACCTGTTCAATAATAGATGGGAAAAGCATAGGTTTAATTTCATTATTTCTATACTTTGCTACTACACAATGAGGAAACTCAGTTATATCAATTACTACAAAAGCAGAATAATCTTTAGATACTCCTCTTGCTACGTCAACTGTTATTGCATAATCATGCCCTTTCTGTGGGTCAACATATACATCCAATCCTGCACTAGTAGTTCTTGGTTGTTCGTATATTAATGACCTTAATTTACTTGGTGCAATGAGAGTATCAACAGAACCTAAGAACTCACACTCAAACTCAATTTTAAACTGTTGCTCAGAAGTGTTTGCAATAGTTTGCCTCTTCCATTCAGAATCTCTACCAGGAACTTCTGACCAGTGAACATCAGTTGGAATATATTCATTCTTTCCTTTCTCTGCATCGTGCCAATATCTATAGAAATGATTCATCCCGTGAGGGGTTGAAACCATTATTACTTTTGTACTCTTACCAGAAGTAATAGTAGGATAAACACTAGCAAAGAAAGACTCAGCGATGTGATTGGGAACAAAAGCAAACTCATC